GGGGCGCAATGACGTTCCATGGTATCACACCACGGTAGGGCTGGCTAAACTCTGGTTCCACACATAAAAATCTTGAAATGAGTTCAGACTTATACTCCAAATCACGGCAATGCCCTTTGCTGTGATTGTGTCTCAGCGACTTGGTGTTTACTCCGCCGAATGCTGAATCGGTATCCACCAACGCGGCGTTTTCCGCCGGCTGTTTTTCTACTCTACAATTGATTAAAATGATAATTGATAATGGTCATGTGAAATGGCGATATCATGTCATGTGTCACAATATATCTGTGCGCCATTTCACTCATGCCAAGCTGATGTCAGTATTGTCCTCAATCTCATCTTGCTCAGCCTCCTAATCAATGTAGGAATTCATAGCTACTATGTTGTTTTACCGCCTCATGGAATTGGTAGTGATCGGTCCAGGATTTTTCTCAATGTCAGCGTCTTCGCTAGAATTGCCTGCATCCTCATGATCATCCTCATAATCAATGCCCCGGTTCTTGACCCAGTCTTAAGCGACATCATGTGCTTTGGTCAACAATTCAGGAGCAATTAACTTGAGTAACCATTTAAGCCCTTAACCGATTATACCTTTGATTCTATCCTCCTTGGGTGCCGTTACTTGTGACATCATCTTTAATATATCTTACATCTGAGCAGCATAAATGTGATCAAGCTGCCACAATGTTGTTGTGGTTGATATTTAAGATGGTGCGAAGGGGTTGGACATCAATTGTGAAATGTTGTATTAACGGATGATGTCCAATGGTGAATTGTACTTGAATGACAATGGAACGCATTTTGTCTCCATGGCTGCTTCTTCTGATGGTACAATCTCAAAATGTCTTATGACTTCCACATCATAAGATATGTTTTATTAGTTTTCAAATGTGATGACGACGACGTGGTTTCTGCCCAAATCTTCAGCAGATAAAGCGAATTAGGCCCCGTTGTAAGTGGCATCAGCATTGATGGTTTGCACATCATTGACGTACTACCAGTCTGCTGCTCCCACTTTTGCGTAAGTGCTAACAGGTCCAATGAAGCGTGATCTGGCGTCAGCCTGCTCTTTCTTTTCCTCAAAATCGTCCCCTGCAGCATTCTATACGGGTCTGTTGAATGCTGACAGTGAATTTTGACTGCCAGATGAGAACTCAGCGATGGGTTCAACGAACATCTCAACGTCATCAGTGCAATGTGGTCTATAATTTACCTAACAAAGGAATCCTGCTCTAGTGTCTATCTTTTGAGCTTAGCTTGGGAATAGTTTAATGTTGTTTGAATTAGTGGCTCCAGTCTCCAGCAGCCTGTCCAATGATGATTGGGCCGCGCCACCTCTGGGCTTGTATGCAATTCTCAGTGTCCCAGCCTCAGTGATTGCAGTGCTAGTCTTGAAAATTCTAATGCCTGCCGCCACTAATCTGATCTTGCCCGTAGCCCGGGGGTCAACTTGTGAAAACAGTGATTTTATAGGTTGTGTGCAGTAATTGTACAGTTTGGTGCCAGCGACACTTCCTCCCCACAGTCCAAAAGTTTTCTGGTACTGATCAGAACTCAAGCCAATCTACCTCACGGCTTTTGAAAAAGGCGCGGGTGAATCAACTGATGGCCATGCTCCCAGTGGGTCTTAAATGAGAACGAGTGGTGCACATCTGATTGCAGTTGGGTTGAAAACCAATATTGACTTTCCGCCAATTGAATAACCTGTAGTGTTCAATGGAAATGTCTCAAATTGACAATGGGTGAAAGATTAAGTTGGATGAATTGTTGGTACGCGAACTCCCTTGACAGATGCATTAAATGGGTCAATTAAGGCTTTGACATATTATGTTTCCCCATCCTCCATTATATAATGCACTTCATCATGCAGTTTCTTTTCCAATTAGTGGGCCGCCTCCAATAAGCGTTGGGGGTGTACTTTCTAATTATTGGCTAATCTTCTGCGGGTGTCTTCAGCTCGAGAGAGTTCTAACTGCACCTTCTCTAATTCATCTTCTAATCCTTTGATGTAACCCTTGACATCACGAACGGGCTATATGAAGTCCATGCTTGATAAGTCGCGAGTCATTATGTTACCTGTGCTAGGTGGTTTGCTAAATTTCGTGGTTCTACTCTTGAGATAGCTACCATAGTTCGTGTTGTTGACATTGTCCTGCCACGCAGCTGCAGTGGCAAGCCAAGTCTTGTAGGTGCTAGTCATGAATTGAGTTTGGTCCACCGGCACGGTTGAGTAGGTTTTGTCCTTGACACTCCAATTAAATCCAAGCTTGCCATTGTGTGCTGTTACTTATTTGATTAGTTCTCTGGCAGCGAATTTACCAACCTATTGTCTCACTGGATTGTACGATGTTGTCATGATATGCATGAGCACACCATGAGTGGCACAAAGTTCAAATAGGTTAAGTTTGGCAAGATGTTTTATTGCCTCAATGGATGGTAATGTGTATATCGGGACATCATAATCTGAAATTCTCTGAATGCTCAATACTTTTGAGCTTCCATTGGTCACCACGAACAAATTGATCTACTTAGAATCAGTTGCTTGTTTCGCAGCTTCCGTAATTGCTTGACGGTCCTCCTCGAGTTGAGACAGCGTCTGTTGCTTTGAATTTGACATTAGTCAATGTTGATTTTTATTTTCACATGCAACAATCGTGCTGCACAGTGTCAATAGTAAAAGCAATAGTTGTCTAAGTCCTACTCGTATTGCTGATGTTTTGGGCTAATTGGATGTCATTTTGGATGTATTGTGTTTTAATGGTTTTTGTTACTATTAAACAGTCACGTGATCACTCAAAGGTTAGTTATGGGTTAGGCTGTGGCTTCCGACCTTGATATCAAAAGTTCTGGCCAAGCGTCTATCTGGGAAGTCAAATTATTATCTCTTTGATGCATATTCAATGTTCTCAAAAAGCTTAAATTTGGATGCATCGAGTATATCGAATCTTGAGTTTGTGGCTTGAATTATCTGGTCCATTTGCTAGCCGTAGATGATATCCAACTCATCGTGGTTGGCTGTGCAAGTTCCATTAATCCACCAATTATGTTTTTGCTCCTGTTTTATCTGGTTGAATTTAGGTAAAACGATTCCGCACTTCGCGGCATATTCATGTATTTTTGGCCAATCATTGTATGCATATTGAAGTGCTATTAGCTTTGATTTGAAGTAATCCTTAGCTATACCGTGTTCTTCTCCGTACTTGTCAAAGAGCTTAAGAGGTCTGGGCGACCAACCAAGTTTAAGCATGGCAGTGTCAAGCTAACGATATCCAACTCTGCGTCCTCCAACATCAGTAAACCTGATTTTGCAAAATGTAGGGCCATCTTCGATGCCACCTTCCATTTCACAAGTCGTGTCGAACCCCAGAGTAGACATGTAAGCCCGCAGTATCTGCAGCTTTTTCTTATTCTCTCTTTCAGTATTGCCGAGACTGTCATCCCCTTCTACCTTCTTTCTGATATTTGCGATTTTGGCCTTTTTGGCTGACCACATAATGGCCAATTTTGTCAGTAAGGTGTTCGTGGATGATGTTGTCATTTCACCAGAATTTCTGCAGAGTGCCATAAGAAAAATGGCATTACGTGTTTTAATAAAATTTGGGTTATGGGAAATCGCCTCCCAAACTCTGCCCCATTCTGGTCCTAAGATGTGGTGAACTAAGTCTCGCTCCAGGTTCCACATCAATCCTCTTTATGCTGAATCATAAGAAGACATATCTAAGCAGAAAAAGTAATCTGCGATCAGCACCTCGTCTGTGATGGAGTGAATGATGGACTCCATATCAAGGTGCTTGACGAAATCTGTGTCTTTATATATCTACTCTACCATCTCATCGTAGAGTACAGCGCTTAATGCTCGTAATCCATCCTCTCTCGCAGCTATGAGCCTAGGCCAATCGCTCCCGAAAGTGATCTCTTTCTTAACATGTCCATTAGTGTAAGAGGTTACAGGTGTAGCTGTGTCCTCAATTACCCTAAGTGCTCTTCTCATCTTCTCTTTTTGGCCATGTGTCAAGTCAGATTTGTTGATTCTGTTAAAAGCGTTAATAAAAATCTCAGAATCATTTGGTGATAAGTATTTTACTGGCTTGTAATTTTGACGAACCCACTTACTGGCCCATTGAGTGAATTCGGATAACATTGAGTATGATACGTAGCCTTTTGTTTTGCATTACCTTTGCACAGCTGCGTAAACCTGATTGTGGACGCAACTGGCGTAAGTTTAGTACCCAATGTTTTTGAAAACTGGTCCCACCTAGTGCATGCCATGTCTGATTTTGCAAGATTAATCATAATCAATAAGTTTAGTGCAGACTTGGTCGCTAGATAGGTTGACTTTTGTGCCACCCATGCACTTTTGTGTTAGTTTTGCTCCAACCGGGGTGATAACAAAAGATGTATTAATAGGTGCAGCATTGCTGTTGAGCTCAGTTATCTCTCTGCTCAGTTTGACGGTGTGCACTGCTTTGCCCCGAATCTGCCTACCCGCGATGGTGGCTTAGTGATTTGGTGCTGAGAACTTGCTCCTTACCAGTTGATCAGTGATTTCATTTGCTTTCTTTTACTGACCGTTGGGTTTTAGGCACCATTCGCATTTGCAATCTCCAGCTATGTGGGATTTGTTTCTATTATACAAGGTTTTGGCTGTGGCCGTATCAGTGATTAGCCAAGCGTGCCCGCGATGTGCTATCCACATAAGCATCGTCGGATCCACAGTGGGCCCAGTGATTTTAGGGTCACATCTTGGATCAAATCCACCTTTAATTGCTGTGGCATATAGTCTAAAAGGTTTTCCTTGTGCTCGACTGTACTGTTCCATTTGCCACAATGTCACCCCGTTGTCTGGCATTAAATCGAGGGCGTAGGCATTGTATTTGACCAAAGCGTCAAGTGGCTGGTCATTAAAAGTCAGATTTTGCCCCGTCTTGAGACCTTCATAAGTTAGTGCCACTGATGCAGCACAACTCTGATTATCAGCGCCAGCTCCAGTATCAACAAGTGTGTAGGTGTTGTGGTTTGGATCACACTTTTTCAAGTCGTCAAGAATTGTTTTGAGTGGGCATCTTTGTGGTGCGTGTTTTCTGTCCTCACACAATTGAGGAAGACCCACTTTGTTGTATGGCATGGCAGGAACGATCAGTTCACCGATGTTGAGCCTGAGTTAGTCCGAAGCCTAACTATACACCTCATCATTGTTTGTGATTAGTATTATTAATGAGGCAACATCATAAGCAGCATATTGTAAGTGTTAAAATGTGGGTTCAGAAAATTGATCGTAAAATTTTGCGTTCACATTTTGTACCCACGACCATGTGTCAATTGTGTCAGGGAAGCTGGCTTAGAATACCTTGCCCAATGATTGTTTAGCTCCGGTACTACCATGTTGGGGTGCAACTTGCAAGTCATAACAAATAGGGTACACCAGTGATTCCATGTTTTTGTCCCATACAATGGCTGGTTTTCCACTTACATATTAAGCTGATAACCATGATCTAGCTCGAGAAATACAATCTTCGCCCGCAATGATTTCAACGTATATGATATTGTCTTTTAGAATAGCGGCCTGTATGCAGTTGAAAGCCATAGTTTTAGTGTTCATTTCTAAATCTAGGCTGAACCATGACTGTGGTTGTAATGTGAATTCCTCAACCTCAGAGAAGATGACAGTGTAATCAGCTAGATTAGTCTCATGGTACTCTGTGCGGAAAATTCTGCTCTTGACGATGGTGTCAGTGACTTCAATATATTTCTTTCTATTGATGCACTAAACTGCCGGAATTGGTGAGGATAATATGTCAAGTGTGAAACAATCATGGCCCTTGACTCGTGCATTGCGATTTCTGCTGCCACTATGCCCGCGAGGTGTTGCGCTAGGAATAACCTTGCGGCCTTTTATAGAGCGATTTGCCTGCCTGAGTGTCTCGTATTCTGCGTTCATCTCTTATTGCCTTGCCCACATCTTTGCCTTAGATTGTGCATTGCGCCTGGCCACGCGATCGCTCTTCATCTGCTTGAGTTTTGACACTCTATCATCATCATCAGAGCTATCAGATGGGTCAACCAAATGCTAATGTGTTTGTTTTCTTGGTGCCTGTGGGTTGCTCAAGGTAGGTTGAATATAAGTGGAAGCAGGAAGTTGTGGTTGTGTGGGTGGTACACCGTCTGCTTGTATGGTTTTGGTTCGAGTCAATCTGGTGATGGTGACTGAACCGTGTGCTGCTTGCTTCTCAATCGGATTTGTGAATGTGATAATCCATTTTGTCAAAGGACTTCCAGTGGCTGTAGTCACATAATGGTCACCACCCTTACTTGGTTTGGCTGGCATTTCGTTGTACCATGATGAGTACCGGAAGTTGGGTTTTGTGAGATAACCATGTCCATGCACATCATGATTTGCCTGCAACATCATAATTTTATCTTAGATCTAAATGTTGTTACTCATACTGACGTCGCTGGTCAGAGCATTGATGTTGTCATACTGTTGTTTGGTGAGGGCATACTTCATGTTAATGTTACGTATGGCTAATTTTGAGAAAACATCGAGTTAGGCGTACGGTTTTTGCTCAATCTTCATTTTGAAAAGTGCAAATTTTGCAGTCAGATACAATCCAAATAGTGTCACGACAGCAAATGTGATGCCTACAGCGGCGGCAATAGGTCTCCAATGTTTGATAAATTGTCTTGCGGGCCACGTTATGAGAGATGTGACTCCAGAGTTAAATTTGTCTGCGGCAATTGTAACCTATTCTGAGGTTTTTGGTTTCAACATGGCTTTTAGTATAGGGCTTATCACCTTGGATCCGGTCAAACCTAATAGTTTTAGTCCAGACCATGCCAAAGCAAATGGAGTTGACATTATGGCTGCACTAAATAATTGAGTTTTTGTGATTGACCAGACCATTTTGTAGTACAACTTCATGATCGCTGATACACTATACTTTTGACCAACTTGGACGTTGAGAGCCTCATTTCTCCCTATGGTGTCTCTCAAGTAAATTTTCTTGGTGGGCCAATGGAGAATAACTGGACCAAGGCTGGAGTTTTGTGATGCTTTGGCTATATTGTCCTTTCGCTGCTTGTTGTTACACCAAAACTCAGTAATTTAGTACAATATACGAGCATATCTAACCGGTTCCGCGCTCTCACCCGAGACAGCTTGAGTTCCATACGACCAAACAACGTGAGGTGGTATGATATGTGGTTAAAGGTCAGCTGTGCTGGTGATGTGATTGTAGAGGCGTGCATCCCCACGGGCCTAGTAGTTGCTCTCGACTGAATCAATAATCTGCACTGTTGGTTGAGTGCCTGCAACTGGAATTGACATGCATGGTGTCTTCCTCTGTTCCACATAAGGATCGATGCAAGTATATATTCTGACAGCCGTCCCCTTGTTGTCGATCTGCTTGATGTCGTTGGTGAGTTTTATGGCCTTCTGCACTCCATCAACTGAGCAGACATAGTAACCGTAATCCATCAACGATCTTGGTGAGTGTTCGTATGTCTCTGTGGCATTGATAATTTTCTGAGATAAGTTCCAGTCGTCCACCCTAAAACTGCATTTCTCTGATTTTGCTACAATTTCAATGGCGTCTTGCAAGTGGCTTGATGCTGAGAGGATAAAGCCCGCCAAGAAGATTATGTCTCCGATATCAATGTGAGCCATAATGTGGTCACCAATGTGCCAAGCTACATTGATGCCTATCCAATAAATCCTAATGTCCGTTGAGTCGAAAGTGCCCCATTTATCATTTGCAGCTTCAATCAGTTCTCTTCTGGTCACATCCTGTATTGTCTTTTGGATGAGTAAAACTTGGCTTTGTGGGTTGTCAGACAGATCTTTAATTCTGGCAGTGTCGACATAATCATGAGTGTCAATCTAAGGTGATAAATAAATCAATTTGCGATCAGATCGGTAATCGACTTCACGCAAAATGTTTCCGCCTATGACAACAATTAATTGATAGTCTGCATCAACGGCTGCTGCAAGTGCTATCGCGCCTTTTCGCCCCTCAGCAAGCACTTTGTGATGATTTGGATTTGCTTTCTTGAGATCGACGTCCTTCAAACCATACTTAGTGTGGAAAGGTCCTGCCATGGAAGTAGCATCCTCATGATCAACGAAAGTTCGCCCGGTTCTGCTGATATGGTTAGTGCGCTACGGTTGAATAATTGATTCTATATTGCGGACTTCGTACTCAAATTCTTCTTGGAGCAAATCAGCCTGTTGCTGTGCAATGTTTTGTTACTATAACCCTACGATCGCAGATGACTGATTGGTTGAGGGAGAAGTGTTATCAGCTTGTTGTCCCGCCGCTTCTATTGCAGAGTGCTGATTGATCAGAGTGTTGACGTTAGCTTCAGTCAGTGGTACATTGGCTTCTGCTGCCATCTGACTTATGGCTTTTGTCTAAGCCTCTATCATCTCATTAATGTTGGTTGAAGCAGGTGGTTGATTGCTTGATTAGTCCTTCTAATCGTTGACGTTTGATTCACCAAGATTCTTTGGGACATATTGTAATTTTTACTACTAGGGCTTGGATTCGGTGTTCTTTGTCTCATCTATGGTAACATTTTTCTTCTGCTTGTCGGTGTTAGTAGTTTGTGGTTTTGATTATTATGGCAAGCGTGACACAATCTAAAAGCAATATCGTGAATCCGTCAAGAAATAATATGGGTCGAAATCTGAGGAAAAGAATGCCCTTGATACCACGTCCCCAATATCTAATCTCTCCTACAATTCTTGCACAAGTCCATTGAGAGCAGCAGTTTGTTCAGCTGAGCCCCCTTCCATCTTGCTAACTGCCCATAGTGCCGCTTTAGTGCACATTAGGCTCATCTTCTCTTTTGACCAACTTTTGTGTTGTAATTGGTTGTACTGCGACTTGGAAAGTTGGGGAAAACCAAGAAACAGTGGTGTGCACCAGCGTTATAGCTCATTGCACTCGTCAGCTCTGTAAGTTTTGTACTACAATACTATACTTTCATCACTCTCCCTAATTATAATAGCCATTTCACCATTGTTGACTGCAGTCATTGTGAGCCATTGACGGTGAGCGGTCTCGTCAAAAATTTAGATGAATTGCACAGGTGTATCGCCGTCAACGTAGAACTCCAATTTGCCACCATTGTTGAAAGGTTAAATCTCTCTCCTTGCCCACCACGGTAATTGGGAATAAATCTTGTGCAGGTCGTACTTCTGCCCTCCTTAAAGCTTACAATTACGGATGATTTCTGCAATTGGAGCTGGGGCCAAGTTGGTCTTGGGTGGTTTGTTTGGTTACTTAGCACTGAGTTGCTCCAGTTGATTTTTGTTCTGATCAACCTTTTCTTCCTCTTTGAACCAATTATTGTCGACAGCAAAATGACCTCTCATGGCACGAACAATACCTTCAAATATTTCGCCAGGGAAAGCAGAAATATCAGGTAATATAGTTATTGGTCCGAAAACTGATCTAGATGCTGGGGTCATTTGCGCCATTGTGGATTTGCCCCCTGTAATGAATCTAGCAACATAAGCAATAGATTCCCAATCTACTGCATACCATTTGCCATTGCTCAAAACTGTGGTTGGCATCATGAGTTAATGGTGTCTAACTGGGCCACAGGTGGGAGAGGTGAAACAAATGGTGTGGTTCTTTCTGCTGTCTCTGTAGTTGTACACTGCAATTGTGTAATTGCTATGCATTAATCCAACCTCTTCGTGCATGGGATGAGCAAAACAATTTGCAGGTTTTTCCACCTCAGTTGAGGTTTTGACCGTTGCTATCATCAACAACCAGCTAATTTGATCATCTGCCTTGATTGATGAGGTGTCCATTACTGCATAACCAACAGGTTCAGTTAAATTAGTGATTGGGCTGCATTTAATTAATCCAACCTTGGGCAGGCGTGGGGTTTCAGGGTCTTCTGCGCTCATAGCTGCCCTCATCTCCTTGTCAACGTTAACTGGTGGGAGTTATGGCACTTTCTCCTCCTCCAAGTTGGCAGTTTGCTCAGCATTTTCAGTGTCTTCACTCTCCTCATCGTCATATGAGTCTTCGCTGTCTTCTCCAACTGTAGCCCATGGTTCTCCCTCTTTTTGGTTTTTCATGCCGACAACGATCTCATTCTTGTGTTTGAGGTCAACCAACAGTGTTGAGTCGCGGCGGTGGACTTTGTCAAACCAACGGTTGAATTTGCCTCTAATCTTTGTATCAGTAGTGATATCGTATTCACCATCAGTGACATCTTTTGTTGCCTGAATGTGCCAGAAATGTTTTACTGGTAAAGAATAGCCAATAGTGTTTATATTGCCGGATCCAAGCATTTTTGTCAGTTTAATCTCACACTTCACCTTGCCGTTTATAAAACTCATGAAATCTCTGAGTAAAGTTGTCAGAGTGGAAAAAGAGGTGAGTTTTGCGTATCTCTCTGAGTATGAGATATATTCTACGGGACCTGTGATAAAGTTTATGGTGTTCCATAAGCACCCAAGATCTGCATCAATGGTCTTAATAATCTACTTGTTGCCCAAACAATAGGTCTTAATGTTTAGTCGATCATAATTCTAATGGTCGCCAACGGGGGGGAGCCTAACCTCCTTGCCTTCAGCTCGTACGAACCCCTCACTGGTTATGGTATAAGTTTCAGCTTCATGGATCATATCATTGCACTTGCAACGCTCAGCCTTGTTCAAGCATTGGAAGCAGTATGCAGCAAGGTCTACTGGAGCGGGTTGCTTAGTCACTTTTGCGACCTTGTGTGCAGCTAGTAGTCCCATAGCCTGATCGCGGACTTTTCCATCAACCATCATCTACTCCTCGTCCGTGGGTCCAACCATGCTAATGAAATTTACCAAGTTTGCTTGCACAAATTCAGATCCACGGCAAGATATGTGGAACCCTGCACTCTTGGTTACAGTGATGTGGGCCAGATCACCAAAGCAAGTCTATTCAAAATCTACGATTATGTTGTACAATGAGAGTAATGATTTAACGTTTGCTAAAAGGCAATCGAGTTCTTCCTGATTCGCTACGAACACAGGAGTGCGTGGAAGCATATCCTGGCAAAGTGAGTACTATTAAAGTGTCATCGTGGAGAACGCGAGGGCATGTGTCAAACAACCACCATCAATGTCTAATTTGATACCATTTTCCACCAAAGTAACTCCGTCAGTTGGGAAAGATTCTACATGGTATTCTGGGTCATCTTCGAGGTCTTCTTCAGAGTCTGACTACTCAGTTGCAATTGAGTTAACAGGCGTCATGACCTACGAAAGGTCATCATCAGACTCGTCCCCCCCAGATAGAGAATGGCCCTGGGGGGCGGGACGGCCATTGATGAGGACAACGTCCTCATCTGTGGAAGCGATAATATTTTCCCACATCTGGCGCAATAGTCCATAGTCCATGGTGCTCACAGGGACAGCCCTGTTGACACCAACGAAGTTCTGGAAATCGGCCTTGACGGTTGCCGTGACGTGGTACTGTCGATCTGCTAAACGCTTCCATGACACAGTGGGCTCATAACCGATGTAGGTTGCGAGAATGGACATCATGGATGAAACCCAGCTGCGTGCTCTGTCAATGTTCACTATGAGAGGTTTGTTGGACAAAGCTGGTAACATTTGCTCGTACTGCGCGGGGCCATGGATTAACCAAACAATGGTATGCTGCAAACACCCGCCGTCTCTTCTGTCGAAACAGATTGTATCGTAAACGCTTATTAGATTTTGATCAAGATCAAAACCGGGTATTAGATTTGTCATTGAGTTGTCT